ATTATTATATGTAAAGGTACAGGACAACAGATAAGGGGGATTAAACATGGGAATCAAAGACCGACGTTATTGGTACTGGATGATCCTGAAGACGAGGTTAACACGAAAACTGCAGAAGCGATGGAATATAATCTACGTTGGTTGCTGCAATCTGGTGTTCCATCCCTTGACCCGCTCCGTGGTAGAATCTGTGTCATTGGTACTCCGCAGCATGAGCGATGTATGGTTGAAACGTTAAAAGAAATGAAGGGTTGGAAGAATATGCAGTTTAGTCCTGACCTTGAAAACAATCATGCACTATGGCCAGAGGTATGGCCCATTAAAAAATTAAAACAAAAAAAAGATGAGTTGAATAGTATTAATAGGTTGTCAGTGTTTTATAGAGAATATTTATGTCAAATCGTTGGAGATGAAGATAATTTGTTCCGTGCTGAGGATATTCAATATTATGACGGCTATATAGAAAGAGATGATCAGGGATTGTCGAATCTCGTACTGACGAACATAAATGGTGAGGAAGTTAAAGAGATTAGACCTGTAAACGTGTTTACTGGTGTCGATCCCGCATCAAGTACAAAGAAAGGAGCTGACTTTAGTGTTATTTTTAATCTTGCCATTGATGGCGATAATAACCGTTGGGTACTGCCATATTACAGAAAGAGAGCAACGCCACTAGATTTAGCAGATGCTATCATAGATAACTTCAAAGACTATAGAAGTGCTAAGACAAGAATAGAATCTGTTGGGTATCAAGAGATGTTACGTCAATACATAAAAGAAAAAGCAGAAGAAATGGGTATGTTTATACCTGGTTTAGAAATAAAAGAGAACCCAAGAACTAGAAAATCTTACAGATTAGAAAGTTTACAGCCAATATTTGCAAATGGTAAGGTGTTTATACAAAAAAATATGCAAGCTTTACTAGATGAGTTAACTTTATACCCCAGAGGTAAACATGATGACTTGCTAGATGGTTTCTTTTATGCAAACAAAAATTGTTATAAGCCTGCTCACGACGCTGAATTGGTGTACGAAGAAGAAGATTATTACCTACCTCAGAAAAAAAACTGGAAGTTACAGTAGAAAAGACTTGACAAACCTTACACTTGTAGTTAAATTACGATTAAAAACTTTATGAAATTTGATAAAGAAAAGTATAGGTTGGATCTCAAAGAAATACTGTCTGATCTTAAAATTGAAATCCCAAAGGGATATATAGAGGTAAATAGTGCCAAAAAACATACAGAAAAAAACAGCAGCGACAAGAAGCCAGAACAAAAGAGATAATAAAGTTGTTTTTGGTTTTGAAGAAGGTATAGATTCTTATGAAATACCTAATGAAGTAGAGCTGTCTAGAGAAGTATTGTTAGAGTATAAAAGTTCAAGAGAGTTGTGGGCACAAAAATTTCAAGAATCAGTAGAGTTTAGAGCTGGAGCTCAATGGACTAACGAAGAACAAGAAGTATTAGAGTCTAGAGGTCAATCACCGATAGTAGTAAATCGTATACACCCTATTGTGGAAACAGCAAAATCTTTACTTACATACAATTCACCACAGTTTAGAGCTACTGCAAGAGAAGATTCAGATAGAAAAACAGCTAAAGTTTTTTCTGACTTATTTCAATACATATGGCAACAGTCTAGTGGTGACGAAGAACTTAAAAGAATTATAGATGATTACTATGTAGGTGGTATGGGCGTTATGCAAGTTTACCAAGACCCTTCTGCAGACTTTGGAAAAGGTGAAGTATGTGTTAAGTCTATAAATCCTCTAGATGTTTTTATTGATCCTAACTCAAAAGATGTATACGCTAGAGATGCTGCACACATTTTAGTATGTAAATACATGACAGATGAATATGCAGAGCTTGTATATCCAGAATACATGGATATTATAGAGCAAGCAAATCCAGAACCAGATAACGATGACGACTATCCTGTAACAGATTTAGCAGCAACAGAGGGTCAAATGTTCTTTGGTGATGACGATTCTACTATACATACAAAAAGAAAGTACACTGAAAGATATACTAGGACTTTAATGCCTTACTGTAATGTGTACGAACCTTTCTCACAAAGAGAATTTTTATTTAAATATGATGAATTTGAACAGTACGCTACTAAACATTACATAAAGATTAGAAAAATTACAGGAGAAGAGATTGTTGTATTTGACGATCAAGCTGTAATTAACTTATTTGAAGTTATAGAAGATACTGGTGGAATATTTCATTATAGATTACCTGAACCACAACTAGACCCTATGGGTCAACCTATACCTCAACCCCCAGTTAGAGTGGCAGGTGAAGAAAATGAAGAAGCTATACCAGGCTCTACTACTATTTTAATTCCAATATCTACTGAAGAATTGATAAATATGGGAGAGATTAGTAAGAACGATATAGAGAAACCTTGTATAGAAATGGTAGTGACTGTTGGAGATCGTTTACTTTATAAAAGAATGTTACCTACGGAAAACTATCCTATCATTCCTCTTATGAACGTACATCACAGAAATCCTTATCCTGAGTCTGATGTTAGATTATACAGACCTATGCAGGAATATATTAATAAAATACGTTCTTTAATAATAGCACATGCTAGTACAAGTACAAATATTAAGTTGTTAATTCCTAGAGGCTCTGCTGATTTAAGACAGATAGAAGAAGAGTGGAGCAAAGCTGGTACTAGTGTTATAGAGTTTGACGCAGAATTAGGTGCACCCATTGTTGCTGGCCCAGTGCCGTTACCAAACGAATTGTATAAGAATGAAGCTGATGCTAAGTATGACTTAGAATATGGCTTTGGTATATTTGAACTTATGCAAGGTAGTGGAGCAAGTGCACCATCTACTTATCGTGGTACTTTAGTTGTAGATGAGTTTGGCCAGCGTAGAATTAAATCTAGAAGAGACGATATAGAGAATTTTTTAAATCAAGTAGGTAAGGTAGCTATTCCTTTAATACAACAAATTTATACAGAAGAGAAAGTAATTAGACTATTACAACCTAATGGACTAGAAAAAGAAGAACAAATTAATTTTTATAAAGAGATGGAAGATGGTTCCGTACAAAAGTTTCACGATGTTGGAGTAGGTAAGTATGACCTCGTTGTTGTTTCTGGTTCTACATTACCTACCAATAGAATGGCATTGTTAAATACGTATATGCAAATGTTCCAAATGGGCTTAATAGATCAAACAGAAGTATTAAAAAAGACAGAGCTTGTAGACATAGAAGGCGTAATGGAGCGTTCTGGTCAAATGAAACAAATGCAACAACAAATGATGGCTATGGAAGAAGAATTAAAGAAGGTCAAGGGAGACCTACAAACTGCTTCACGTGAAGAAGTTCACGCTAAGAAGCGTTTGGAAGTAGAAAAATTCAGTGGGGACTTAGATAAAATATCTAATCGTGCTGATATGGCAGCCAGCTTATATAAAGCTAGGCTTAATGATGCAAAATCAAATCTGATAAACTCCGTTACCCCAGAGACGGTCGAAGATATGGAAGAAGAAAATATCTTTGACATAGTTCCAGAGGATATGGAGAGTTAGAAAAGGAGAACAAAATAATATGCAAGAAGAAAAAAACATGGACAACGTACAAGAACAACAGGTAGAGGGACAGACTGCAATCGAACCTACCGTACAAGAAGATATCTTTTCCGAAGTTTTTGGTCAACAGGATGCTGAACAGTTTGTTGCAAAAGCTGCACCAGAATCTGAACCAGAGATAATCGACGAAGGTCAACCTTCTAATGTTCAACCTACAGAAGATCCAACGAATGATGCTGACAGTTATAAATACTGGCAGAGTCAAGCAGATAAACGTGCAGCTGAAGTAGATTTACTGAAATCACAAGTGACTGAACTAATGAAAGTTCAAACATCTACACCTGCAGAACCAGCTAAAGAGGAAACAGTTAGAGTAGAAAAACCTGTTAAACCTCGTAAGCCTGCTGATTATGATCATTCTGAAGCACTGGCTGATCCTGAAAGTATGTCAGGTAAATACCTTTCAAAACAGGAACAGTATTTGGATAGCTTAACTAACTATATGGAAAGCGTAGAACAGAATAGAGAAACTGTAATGCAAAAACAAATGCACGAGCAAGAAGCTCAAATGCGTAATCAGAAATTGGTTACTGATTTGCAAACACATTACGGATACTCTGGACCAGAAGCTGCAGACTTTATAGATAGAATGAGTAAACCAGATTCTCTATCTTTAGACAATTTAGTTAAATTGCACAAGTTGAACCAGGGGAATGCCCCAGTACAAGTTACACAAGTAACTCCAGAAGCTCAACAAAAGCAAGCAATAATGAGTCGAAGACAAGAGAAGCTAAGTATACCTACGCCAATAGGTGTACAACCAGGTGCTAACGTGCAGTCATCAAAAACAGTGGAAAATCAAATGATGGATTCTATGATAGGAAACTACAAAAAAAAGAATCCGTTTTAATTAAGGAGATGTAAAGATGGCTAATATTTATAGCATGACACCAGGAGAAACAGTTCAGGGTACATCCATCAATGTTGATAGACGAATTTTCAACTTTGGTGAGAGAGTAGCTGAGTTAGCTCCTAACCAATCACCTTTCTTCACTTATTTGTCAAATGTATCAAAAATACCTACAGACGACCCTGTATTTAAATTTTTAGAACAAAGACACCAATATCAAAGACGTAACTTTGCATTGCAAGCAGCAGTAGTATCTGATGTTTACGGCGGAAGCGGTACTGGATTCAATATTGTATCTGGTAAGGAATTTGATGTTGATTGTGGCTATGATAAATTCGGTAGAGAAGTGGCAGATCAACAACCTAACTTTTTG